GCACCGAATATTGGAGCGAACGAGCAGACCCTTCTTCATGAAGCGATTCATGCAGTGACCATGTCTACTATTGAGATGGCCAAGGCTGGGAAGCTTCCTAAAGGGAGTCGCGCTGAGGCGGCGGTGAAGGAACTGGTGGCCCTTCAAGATGAGGTGAAGAAGGGCGTTAATGCTTTGATCAAAGCCGGAGGCGAGGTCGGGGCTATCGCTTCAAGGCTCCAACGAATGACGAATGCCTGTGCTGATGAGAGAGAGCTCATCTCTTGGGGCATGACCAATCATGACATGCAAACTGTCCTGAAGGCCATCCCGGTCAAGGGCGGTGGAAACGCATTTACAAAGTTCGTGAGCCTGATCGGCAAGATGCTGGGCTTCAACGAGAAGGACTCGCACGCCCTTAGGCGCCTGGTTGAAATCAACGAAGACCTTATGCCCGAGAAGGCGGCACTTCGTGAAGAGATTGCCAAGGCTGTCACTATGCAGAAGGCTAGGCAGGAATCTCGTGGCGCTCTCAATAAGCGCGAGGGCGTTCCATCGCAGGCGGCCGAGCAGCAGGTTGATGAGGGGGAGCGCACGAGGGCATTTAACGAGCTTGCCGACCTGCAACGCGACAAGCCTGAGCGGGCTATGGTCCGCGCCCAAAAGATTCCCAATAGTGGCCCCAGCCACAACACGTACACAAACCTTCTTGAACACGTCGGCGATCTAACCCATCGCATGGCGGAACACGGAGGTAAATTTGGACGGGAATTCGTAGCGTCCAAGGTGAGAAACGCGCTTCTTGTCCTTTCCAATAATGTTGATTACAGCCGCATCGATGCGCTTCCTCAGCTTCCCGAATTCACCCGGTATGCCGAAGAGCATGAGAAGCTTCCGGTTTACAATGAGGCCCAGCGCGCCGCCCGCGACGCCGCCGTTGCGCTTGGCCTGAAGGATTTGCCTGCCGCCCAAAAGAACCTGCAAATCCTTCAGGACATGATGGACGACGGAACCTTTGAAGCCGTCGCGATGGAGTACGATCCAAACTTTGAACGTCCCGCTCCCGAGGGCGCCGTCTCGGAACAGCGCGCCGCGCCCACAGATGATGAGCGCGAAAAGAAGTTCCGCGAATGGTTCGGTAACAGCAAAATTGTTGATGACAACGGCAACCCGCTGGTCGTCTATCACGGCACTCAGGCGGACATCGATGCCTTTAAGTTGGGGGATGGCAGAAACGGCAAGGCCCTTGGTGAAGGCGTCATTTATTTTACAGCTGACCCAGAGATGGCTGCTGATTATGGGCTAGAAGATTTCAAATCTGCGATTGACCGCACCGGGAGCTGGGTGAACCGAGAGTTCGTCGAGGGGGCCAATGTTGTCCCGGTCTATCTGTCGCTTCAAAACCCTCTCTTTTATGAACCCGGCATGCCGGTTGGGAATGAACTGGTCTCCCTGGCCAAGAGCAGGGGCCATGACGGAATCATTTATTCCACTGGCAGAAATTTGCCGTCCCGTTTTCGGGAAGTCGTGGTGTTCAAGCCTAATCAAATCAAATCCGCCGTTGGAAATCGCGGCACCTTTGATGTGAACTCTGCCCTCATCGCGGAACAGCAGGTCGCCCCGACCCCGGACCCGGACTCCAAGGACAGCTCGGTAAGGGCGGCCATTGCGACGATCGCGCCCATGGCCAAGAACCTTGATCGCCGCTTCGGCACGAAGTACGCCGACGCCGATCCGTTCACTCGCCAGGTTCTGGACCTCGTCAATGCGGGGCGCCCAGCCGACCAACAACTGACGCGCCTGCCGGAAGACCTCAACGTCGCTCAGGCCCTGGGCGATCTGGCCGCTCGCTCGGCTGGCAATCTTCAGGTGTTCATCAGGAACAAGATCGATCCGCTCAAGAAGGCCATCCTCGATGCGGCTCGAGCTGGGGTGGATCCGCAGGACATCGGCATGTACCTGTGGGCCAGGGCGGCCCCCGACCGCAACCGCATCGTGGCTGAAAGCAATCCCGACTTTGAGGGTCCGGGCTCCGGTCTGTCCGACGAGGAAGCGCGCGGCTTCATCGATGGATTCCTGCGCGAGGGTAAGCTGCCGGCGTTGATGAAGGTGGCCAAGGCGCACGATGCGCTCGTCGATGACATGATCAAGATGCGCGTCGATTCCGAGCTGATGACGCCGGAAGAGGCGGTCTACATTCGCAAGGAGCAGCCGTTCTACACCCCGCTTAAGGGCTGGGCGCTTAATGGCGACATGCAGAATCCAAACGAGGACAGCCCGCACTCCGGGTTTGAGGAGATGCGCCGGAGCCAGCGCGGTATTGCGCCGCGCGAGTACCGAAAGGCCCAGGGTCGGATGACCATGCCGTTCAACCCGATCTACAACCTGATCGCGGACGGACAGAACCTGGTGCTTCGCATTGAAAAGAACCGGGCGATGCTGCCGTTCCTGAACGACATGCTCCTAGCGCCCGAAGAGTTCAGCGACATCGCCACGGTCTACACCGACGAGAACCCGAAGCGCGTTCCAGGCAAAATCGACAAGGCCACCGGCGTCCGTAAGTGGAAGGCCATGAACATGCGGGCCAACGCCGGCCAGTTCATGGTCGTCAAGAAGGGTGGCCAGAACCACTACATCGAATTCAACGACAAGACCGATGGTGGGCGTGCGATGAAGCGCGCCTTCGACAACATGTCGCCGCCCCAGCTCACCAAGCTGCACAAGGGCTATCGTGCCCTGACCGCGTCGCTGAAGAGCCTGATGACCCGCTTCAGCCCGGCGCACATCCTGCGTGCCGCGCCGATCCGCGACTTCATGGACGCCCTGGTCACCGCCTACGCTTCGGAGTCGATGCCGGGCGGCCCAGCTGAAGGCAAGAAGGTTGCGGCTCGCACCCTGAAGTACGCCCTGTCGCCTTCGACATGGGGCGCTACGTGGCGGTTCGTCGGTGGGAAGGGCGCGCCTCCCAACTCTAAGCAGGGGGAACTCCTCGACCTGTACGAAACCATGATCCAAGACGGCGGCAGCGATGGGCAGGCGATCTATAGCGACGCCGTTGCCGAGGCTAAGGACATGAAGAAGAGCTTGGCGCGCCTGCGGGGCGAGGCCAAGAAGGGTCCGGTCATTATGACCAGAGAGGGCGTCCAGGCTGTGGGCGACTTCATGACCCGCATCTTTGAATTCAACAACACCGTGTTCCGGTTCGCGACGTACCGCGCCGCGCTCGATGCGAAGATCAGCCCGGCTGACGCCGCGCGTCTGGCTCGCCAGTCCACGGTGGACCTGTCGCGCAAGGGTGAGTGGTCCGGGTATCTGGATGACCTGTACTTCTTCGCCAACCCGGCGGTGCAGTCCACGATCAAGCAGGGCCAGCTTCTGAAGAGCCGCAATGGGCGCCGCGCCATGGCCGCGTTCATTACCTTCGGCGCGCTCACCGCCCTGTGGAATGGCATGATGGGCGCCGGCGATGACGATGACGATGGCATCAGCAACTACGACCAGCTGAACGACGCCGAGAAGATGGCGAACTTCGTCATCTATTACGGCAGCAAAAAGAACGACTACGTGAAGCTGCCGTTCGGGTTCCTCGTCGCGTTCCCCGCCTACACCGGACAGAAGCTGGCCGAGATGGCGATGGGCACGACCAAGCCTGAGAGCGCAGCCGCGTCCCTCCTGGGCAACGTGGTCGAGATCGGCAAGGGCGCCATGCAGACGTTCTCGCCGGTCAAGGTGTCGGCTGGCGAGGCGGCTGATATCCCCAGCTCTCTGACGCCGTCCATCCTGCAGCCGCTGGTCGGGCTGTTCAGGAACAAGGACTACTGGGGCAACAGCATCTACAACACGCCCAACGACGAGGGCCAAGCCAAGGCGTCGCTCGGTCGCGAAAGCACCGGCGCCGGCTACAAGTGGTTCGCCCAGTTCATGAACGACATGACGGGCGGCGAGGGCAATGTGAAGGGCTGGTTCGACTTCCAGCCTGAGGGGTACCGCTACTGGATCAACACCCTCGGCGGTGGGCCGGTGCGCATGATCCGTGACGTCGCCAATCTCTCCGCGACCAAGGAGCTGGAGCCCAGGGACATCCCCGTCGTGAAGCAGTACCTCGGCTCCGGCGGTGAGTACGACGCGCAGAATGCGTACTACAACGTGGCCGACCGGATGCGTCAGATCGAGAAGGTGTACAAGGACGGCAGCGAGGACGAGTGGGCCAGGATCGAACGCAAGTTCAAGGCCGAGGCCGACCCCACTGTCATGGACGCATACGACGATGCCGAGAAGGCGCTGCGTCAGTTCTATAAGGACAGGACCGATGCGCTCGAGGGCGTCACCGATCTGGCTGAGCGCCGCGCTATCATCGACGAAATGAAGCCGGAAAAAGACCTGATCTACTCGGAATTCAACCGGGTCTATAACGACACAAAGCGGGACATGCTGGAGGAATAGCGGGGGCTTTCGCCCCCGCCCCGTTCCCTAGAACGGAATCTCATCGTCAACAGCGGCGGCGGCCGGAGCCGCCTTGCTGGCGGTCTGGTTCGAAGCCCCGTTGTTGTCGCGCGGTTCGAACATCGAGACGATGATGCTCTCGCGGTCGGCCTGCCCCGGCACGCCAGCCGGGTTGAACGTCCGGTTCAGCAGGATGTACGGGCCGTTCTGCCCTTCCATCATCACGCCGATGTTTTGATAGCGGCCCTTCTCGGTGCCCGAAGCGTCGGTGTACGAACCGACCTTCACGGACAGATCAAACTTCTTGCTCATTGGTAACTACCCATCCTTGCTTGATGTAAGCCTCAAAGAGACTGGCCAGATTCAGAACCTTATATGGCCGGTCGGTGAACTGCTTTGGGAGGCTACCCAAAGCTTGGACCGCCTGGTCTAGGGCGGCCAATCTCATATCCTCTTCGGTCAATCGACCACCTCCATCAGCTTGACGATGGCGTTCGGCGCCATCATCTCGGCCTCGTCGATCAGGTCTTTGTGCAGCTTCAGCCACGCCGCCTTCTGTGTGTCGTTAAGGCTGGCCAAGAGGTCGGCCGCCTCAGCGCACCAAGCGTTCCAGTCCGACAGGCCATCCTCATCCACCCCGACCTCGAGAAGCATGGGCTTCCAGACTGGCTTCTGGGTGGAGGACTTCACGCGCTCGGCCAGTTGGGTGACCTGAGCCTCGGCGGTTTTCACCGGCTCCTGCTCCACCACCTCGCCGTCCTCGGTGATGTCGATCACCTCGCCGTTGTCGAGTTCAACGTCGTGGCCAGCCTCGCGCAGATTGTCGATCGTGACCGCATTGACGAACCCCTCGCAGGACCGGGGCATGTACTTCGACGCACGGCGCACGACGGTCTTGCGCCACATCTCCTCCTCGTCGGTGACCCACGGGCCAACGACCTTGCCGTCCTTCGTCTTGGCCGAGGAGCGATCGCGGATGCTGACGATCTGGTCCTTATCCATGACCTCGAATTGCTTCTCGCCGTTCTTCAGGGTCCAGACGCAATAGGCGCCAACCATCGGGCCACGGCTGCCCAGCCTGATGCGATGCTCGAGCTTGGGTTCCATACCCTTCTGGAAGATGAACTCGTCGTTCTCGCGAACGACCTCGGCCTCGATCTTCAGAACCTCACCGGACTGACGGGCCAGCTTCATGAGGCCCATGTAGCGAGGGCGGAACTGCGCGACGTACCGCTTCTCGCGGCTGTCGTAGACCTGCAGGACGTCGCCTTCCCCGAGGCTGGGGTTCAGCGACAGGCCCAGCTCAGCCGCCTGCATGGACGCCTTGATCAGCGAGCCACGGTCACAGTCCAGCAGCTTCGGGTTCGCCGCCACGGCCGAGACCATGGTCGCGAAGAACTTCTGGAACGAGACGTTCTTGGGGAGCAGCGGCTTGATCATCTCCTCGCGGAGAGTCAGGTCTTGGCGGAAGCGGTCCATCGGCCTCACGGCCTGGAGGGCCACAGCGTTGTCACTTGCCATCGTCGTTCTTCCTTTCCAGTTCGGCGACCATTAGCTCGATGCCGCGCTCAATGGCGGCACGCAGCGTGGGTCGAAGGGGGTGCTTGGCTGCCGCCTCTCGGAGGCGGTCGAGGTACGTCCTACCCAGCCTTACGTTCACGGTTTCCTGCACTAGCTGATCCTCACGGTCTGATACCCACGACGGGCGCCGATCATCGTGCCCACCATCTCCGGCGTCACGACCTTGCCGGGATTGTCGGCCACCCTGGAGATGCTCATCTTGCGTTCGCCACACCGGACCACGGCCTTGTCCATCGACGTGTTCTGGCCAGACATCCGGGCGGCAGCGAGCATCAGCAGTTCGGCCTTGGCCGCATCCTTCTCCGCAGCGGCGACCTTCTCGGCCTCATGGGCGGCGAGGTACCGATCGAAGACCGGCTGGTACTCGCTGCTAAGATCGATGTCCGTGATGGGCGTCTGGCCCAGTAGGCGGCTGATCGCCTCCCCATCCATGGAGAAGTCGGGATCGGGCGGTGTGCCCTTCTTGATGCTGAACCAGAACTCCACACACGCCGAGGAGATCGCCTCGATGATGTCGTTGTTCCGGGGCACCAAGACGCGGCGCGGCTCGTTGTCGATCAGCGCGATCAGCCACGCATGGTCGCCGCCATGGCAGGCCATCTGGTGCTGGCACTGAAGGATGTAGTTGTCCGGGGCGTGGGTGATCTCGTCGCCAGCATACTGCCAGCCGTGGCCGCGAGCCGACCACTTGATCTCCGCAGGCGCGCCGTCCTCCGTGACGTAGTCCAGGCTGGCGCCCATGCCGATCACGCCACTGCAGGTGTGGTACTCCTGCACCTTGGTGATCTTCATGCCCCACTTGGAAGCCGCCCAGTTGGCGATGCCAACCTCGAGGAACTTACCAGCCTGGACGTTCTTGTTCTCGCTGAGGTCTTCCGGCGCCAGCTTGCCGGCCTTCTCCATCCACAGCTGCCACTTGCTTTGATAGGGCGAGAGCCCGAACAGCGCAGCCACATCGCTTCCTCCGATGTGCATCGAGCGCAGTTGGTGCCAGTGCGCCTCGTCGCGCACAGTGATGATAGTCATGTAGCCTCCGGTTTATGTGCGCTTGTGCGCTTATGTAGTACAACTGCACGCACTTAGGGCGCTATGTCAAGCCCCCGGTAAACATCCTCAAGCGAGCGGGCCAGGATGTAGATGCCGCCCCGCTTTTCCCATGCGACTTGGAAGGCGCGCTGCGCCTCCCGCTGTCTGCCCTTCTGCGACTTAACCTCGATGCCGAAGGCCTGGCCGATGCCGATGGGCGGCACGTCGATCATGGCGAACTCCCGCCTGATCACACCCAGCAGATCCGGCGTGCCATCGGGCGCCGACTTGATCGCCCGCTTCGGCCCGCTCATGGGGAGAAAGGTGCCGACGTTGATGCGGAACATCATGATGTCGTCCCGCATGCCGAGGGCCAGCCGAATCTGCTGTTGAAGGGTGGCCTCACTGCTCACGGCGAGCCCTCGGTTGGTAGTCAGGAAAGCGGACATCCCGCTCCCTGGCGTACCGTTTCAGTGTCGAGATGCTGCGGCCCAGCAGGGCCGGCATCTCAGATAGGGAGCGGCCCGACCCGGCATACATGGCGAGCAGCTCATGGATTTGATGCGTCGATCGACGCCGCTTGTGCGGCGCCGCCACGATTTCAGACTCCTGCTCCAGCATTGAGAACCCCTGTGATGTTGGGTGGGCTGTAGGTTGCGGGCTTCAGAATCTTGCCGTCTTCGCGGTAGATGGGCTTACCGTCAGGCCCGAGCTTGCTCATGTTGGAACGGTGGACCTCGGCGAACAGGGCGTCAGCGTCCATGCCGAACGCAGCGGCCATGCCATATGTGACGTAGAGAATGTCGGCGATAGCATCAGCGATGCTGACGAGGTCTCGGTCGAGGACGCCTTCATGCAGCTCGGACACCTCTTCATCGATCAGGTCGCATCGCAGGCGCACCGTCTCCCACGACGGCCAGCTCGGCCACCGCCGAACCTCCTGGCCCATCGCCTTCATGAACTCGACAACTTTCAGGTAGTTGCTCATGCTTGTTGCTCCCGCTTCATGTAGCGCCCGGTCTTCGGATCACGGGCATCGTTCTTCCGTGCCAGCTTCAGCGCGTCATTGGCCTTGTCCCGCTCAATGCGCATCTTCACCATCAGCTCGTAGAGTGTATCGACCTCCTTTCCCATGGCGCTGGCGTATGCTCGAGCGTCCCTCAACTCTCGCTTCAACATCTCGATCTTCGTAAACGGCCAGATCATTTGTCCCTCCTCCTGGCATTGCTACTGAATCGTTGGATGTGCACCGCCCGCCATCACCAGAAGTTCAACGCTGGCTGACGTCGCCGCCATCATGGCGACTTGGCAGTAGTGAATGTCCAGCTCGTCCTCATCCCGCTCCTCAGCCCATCGGTTGAGGATATCGAGCATGGCTTCGGACAGCTCCTTCACCAGCCCAATCGGGATCAGAAACTTGCAGACCCCTGCGTCTTCCCGATCGTCTGGGTCCATATCGCGTTCCTTTCGTCGGTCGTCAGACCGTTAATCATTCGATGGCTGACCGCGTCCCGGCACTTCGCTAGGCGCGCCGCCTCCTGCCCACAGATCACATTGAACGCCCACTTCTGCGGCTGCTCGTACTTCCTGCTTCGGCCGATGGCCGTCAGGATATTGAAGCGTCTCACGATGTCGGACTCTGTTGAAGCCTGCTTCGCCTCGTCGGATCGGCTGACCTGAACCAATTCGCCATCGACCTGCTGCACGACGCGGCCCGCGACTTTATAGACGTGATCGCACTTGGGGCAGGCGGGCATCGGGCGGTGAACCGCGTAGCACTTCGGGCAAGTCCTGACGGCGATGGGCGCATCGGACGCGCGCTTCTCCCTCGCCATGCCGATGGTCAGCTTCCAGTCCCGGTGTTCGTCGATGAACCCATGGATTGCGGTGTTGCCGGCGTGGTCGAGGATGATGGTCTTTTCCTTGCCAGGAGAGATGCGGATCGCGCGGCCAGCCTGCTGCAGGTACAGGGACAGCGACTTGGTCGGGCGCAGCATGATGGCCACCTCGACGGCAGGGAGGTCGAAGCCCTCGCTGACCAGATCGCAACTGGTCAGAACCTGAATCTCTCCAGTCTCAAAGCGGGCGAGGACATCGTCCCGCTCCTTCTCAAGCATGCCGCCATCGACATGGTGCGCCTGGTACCCAGCATTCCTGAACTCGGCAGCCACGTCCTTGGCGTGTTTGATCGAAACGCAGAAGGCGATCGCCCGCTTGCCATCGGCAAGGCGCCGGTAGTGAGACACGGCGTTCCCCGTGATCGATGGTTTATCCATCGCCTCCTCGAGGTCGCTCACAACGTAGTCGCCGATCCGCGTGCGCGTGGCCCTGAGGTCAGGCTTGCTCGGCGCGTAGACGTCGGCGGGCGACAGGAACCCAAGCTCCGTCAGCTCAGCTACGCTGGGGCCGAGGACCATGTCATCGAACATCAGGCCGAGGCCCTTGCCGTCCAGCCGCTCGGGCGTGGCCGTCACCCCCAGAACCTTGGCCTTGGGGAAAGCGTTGACGACGTTGCCCCAGGTGCTGTCGGGCGTGAAGTGGTGGGCCTCGTCACCGATGATGAGGTCCGGTTCGGGGAAGCGGGTCAGCCGCTTGGCCAGGGTGAAGACGCTGGCCACCACGACGGGCGAGGTCGGGATGCCGATGTACCCACCCGTCATGACGGCGTGCCGAACGCCAACCATCTTCAGGGCGTTGCTGATCTGGCGGAGCAGCTCTCGCCGGTGCGCCACGATCAACACGCGCTTCTGGTTCTTGGCCACGCCGGCGGCGATGTAGCTGAAGCACACCGTCTTTCCCCCGCCAGTGGGCAGCACCAGAAGCACACGCCTGTTCCCATCACGGAAGCTGTCGCGAACCTGTCCGATGGACGTCTGTTGATAGTCGCGCAGCTGCACCATTGGTCAGCCCTCTTTGTCCCCGCTGGCCATGAGTTTGACCCAGGCGTCCATGACGGCCTCTTGGGTGGCGGGCGTGGTCATGTTCCACCAATCCCTCCAGGCAGAACCCAGGCCCTTGCGAGACAGGATGTCTTGCACGATGGCCTCGGCGACGGCGCGGAGGTGCTGGTCGTGGTTGTGGCCCATAAAATTTTTCCGGGTTAAAGGGGTATTAACTGGTTCGAATGCAGCGGACGTTGCCGTTGGCGAGGTTCTCGCACCGCCAGTTGGCAGTGGGCTCACCCAGTTTGCGGCGGGCCAGAATCTTCAGGCCATTATACATCCCGCTTCTGATAGTGGTAAGCGTTACCGTTTCCCCGACCTTCATCTTAGCCATGATTTCCACGGCCGGGTTGTGTCGCTTGTCTGCGATCGGCGATCCATCCGGGGCGCGGACGATCAGCTGCTTGCCGTTCGGCTGGGTGTACGAATACCAAATGGCATTCGGGTTCTCCATGCGCTTACGGGCAGTCTTCCTCGCCGAGGTCAGGGCGCCCATGGTGACCTGATTGATTTCAACCCGATCGCCAACGGCCATGGACATGAGGGTCTTGCTGGTGGACGCCAGCTTAAACCCACCAGGCACTCTGTCGCCCGCTCGCCGGCGAGACAGCTCATCAAGCATGGCGCGCAGATCCTCCGCCCTACATAGGCCGGTCTCACCTGCGCTGACCCACACCTGCTGCTTGCCTGCAGTCTTGATCGCCCTGGCTAGGTGCTCCTGAATGGCGCCCAGCCTGTCGTCGGCAATGCGTCGGCCCACTCAGGCAACCCTCCAGATACGGACGCCATTGTCCTGGCGACGGCAGATGAACTTGCGGCCAGCCCGGCGACCAGCTTCCCACGCACGGGTGGAGGCGTGCTTGATGGGCATGCCGTCGATGAAGAAGGAGTCGCCGACTTCCATCTCGCGCCACGGGTACTTGCTCTTCCGCCCGGTGGCGTAGGTCGCTTCGATCGGGATGCCCGATTCGATCTTGATCTCACTCATAGCTGTTCCTTCATTCCTCTTGAGAAGCGTTCCGACCACAGCAGACGTTCCGCTTGGGTTTCGCCCAGTCCATAGGACGCGACCAAATCCCTCGGTGTCTTCTCGGCCAGCACCTGATCAGGCCACTTTGCAATCATCTCTCTCACTAGAGATATCGTAAAATCCTTAGACTTCCTGATCACAAAAGTCATCCCTCTATCTGGATTAGATCGGCCTTAGGGAAGAACAAGGCGCGGCTCGAAACCCCGGCAAACTTGATGGCGTTCTCGCTGCGGATTGCATGGGGGTGCCGCTCGAGGACGCGCTGCCACCCTTCGAAATAGTCGGACGTCTTCATGATGTTGTTCAGGCTGGGAACCTTCAGCCCGATCCAGACACCGCCCTTCTCCCTGTCCGTGCGCAGGCCGTGCCGCTTCAGCACATCGTCTGCCGTGAGGGTCGGGACGCGCTCATCGTAGGAGTGGCCCATCGAGATTTCGATCAGCTCGCCAATCGATCGCTCTTGGAATCCATAGGAACTCTCGACCCTGAGCGACGAGCCCGCGAGATGGAACAGCAGGGCGAGGTCTTCGCGTTGCGATTTGACCGAGGTGAATTCCTCCCAGTCGTACCGCTCAAGGTACTTTTCACAGAGGCTGTGGGTGACCTCGCCGCTGTTCACCAGCGAGTAGCATCCTGCCATCAGCGTCCCAAGCTGGTCGCCCAGGCGCCGGCCCCCGAGGTTGACGGCAATCACCGCCTTGAACACCTCGATGTTCTTCCGAAGCGTGACCAGGTTCTGCACCTGCCTAGCGAGCAGCCGCTCGGGCGCATCGCGCGGCACCTTCATGCAGGCTGCCATGAATTCCCGCCACCGTTCCTCGGCGTTCTCCCGCTCCTTCGCGGTCCTCGCATCCTGCGGACGCACGGTCAGCACCGCCGTCCGGGTGAGGTCAGCTGCCTCCTTCAGGCCGACGCCGATGGACGACATCAAGAACGCCGAGCGCAGGGTGAACGACACCGCCGTATGGTTGGCCGAACCCTTCATGATACGACCGCGCGTCTCGCTGGAACTCTGGCGCATCAGTTGGATCACCGCCATCCGGCGTTCCTCCTTGTTCTTGGAGGACTCGGATTCATCGAACACCACGGGGCGGGCGTCGTTCCGAACTGACTGACGAATGCCAGCCTCGGTGCTTTCACCCACCGGGTAGATGGCGAGGTTGCCTAGGCAGGCGCCCGCGATCTCGTTGACGACGGTGGTCTTGCCCGATCCCTGGTTGCCCGTGATCCAGCAGTGCGTTCGCCACGGTATGCCACCGCACACAACAGCAGTAGCAATCCATCCGGCCAAGAGATCACCATAGATCGGCTTCTCCCATCTCACCTTGTTGCACACGTCTCGGATCAGGCGCCCGTAATTATCCGGCGCCGGATCGCCCAGCCCCTCCCACCCATCAAGCAGTCGAGGGCGGCGCGGGTAGATGAACTTGGACTTAAATTTTGCGGGGTTGATGATCTCCCCGTTAACGAGCAGTCTGTCCCCAGTGTGTAGGACCACGCGGTCTTCGTCGGACCAGACGCCGCGTTCTCTAATCTTGACGGGCTCGTATACCCCAGCCGCCGTGCATTGATTGACAATCACGGAGCCCGCCCGCTGCCAATCAACACGACCTTTCGCATCCCCAAAATTTTCCTGCCAGTACTCAAGGTCGGTGACGATCTCAAGGCAACCTTGGGGAGAGATCAGCTTAGAGAAGGGATACGAATGAACCTGCTGCTGCTTATCTGGCATCACATAATATGCCTGCTCATCGTAGCCCAGCGCCCGGTATGTGAGGCGCTCGTCCTCGTATGGGTTCTCCTTCGGCTGGTCGTCGGGAACCTCCAGTAGGGCGACCTCCTTCAGCTTCCGCTTCAGGATTTGCGTGATCGTATCCGGCTTGCCGACCGGCAGTGGATCGGCCAAGTCCCAGTGGACCGGGAACTGAGAGGGCATCGTCACGACAGCGGTCATGATCTTCAGCTTGGCCAGCTCGCCTTGGATCGCGCTCGCCACCCTGAGCCCAGGCTCATCGTTGTCTGGCCAGATAACGCAGGGGTGACCCTTAAGGATCGACCAGTCCGACTTGGCCCACGCGCCGGCGCCACCGGACCAGGTCACCACCACCCATCCATCGGGCGTGTACTGGGCCGCAGCGTCGAGGGTCTTCTCCCCCTCCACGATCAGCACCGGGGCGATGGGCAAGCTGACCGCAATGTCCGCGTTCAGCAGCGGACGATTGTCGCCGAAGCCCGCGCTCACGAACTCCTCACCGTTCCAGATGATGGGGCGGATGTGCTTGCCGTCGTCGGTATCCCACCGAGCGATGGCGCCGTACGCCGTGCCGTCAGGCAGGCGGTAGATCCACGTCTTGTTTGGCTCGCCGAGCTTGCCCAGGACAGACGGGATGATGACGGGCTCAGGCATGGGGGTGACAATCCCCGTGCTATTGCCGCTCATATCCTTCCCGCTGGGTGGACCGCCGTCCAACCCTCCGACTTTACGAACCACGTTTCATCCCCAGCATGTCGGCGAACGCATCAATCGTTTCCGAGAACGAGTCGCCGAACAGCTTCATTGAAAGATCAAATATGTCGCCACGATCTGAGGTGGCGAAGTCCCGCCAGTTGCCGGTGGTCAGGGACACACCGAGCGATGGGTTCTTGTCCTGCCGCCACGGGCAGCGAGACACCCACCAACTACCTTGCCGCTTCCCCTCGGGGAGCCAGTCGCGGCAGATCGCCTCGAGCTGCCAACCCTGCAGCTCTTCCTTAATTTTCTGGGGAGTCGGGTTCCGGGCGGGGACGGACCTCGGCGGGCGAGCGGGAAAGGATGCGCCACTGGCCGAGGGACGATGGGTTTTAGCGCGCGCTTGGACAGAGCCATCGCACCCGGAACGTGACATCTTAATTCCTTCCCGCATGGGCCGTCAAACCCCAGGTCGCATAACCAATCCGGTTAAACGATCCACGTCAAGTCCCACTGATATTCCGACACCCCTACTTTTGGCAGGGCCACGCCTCGATCATGGCCGTGCCCATCAGCACCGTGCCAGTCTCGCCTCGCTTCTCGGGATGGCGCTGCGTGTAGAGCAGGAACACATCCTTCATCTGGCCGAGCGTGACGTTGGAGGGGACGCAAAGCGCCGTGCTTTTCAGAACCTTGGTCAGTAGGTCGATCCCGTCAACAGCCGCGCTAAGATATCCGAGGCAGTAGAAAACTTCCCGAGAACCGTCCTCCTCCTGGCAGAAGGCGCGGAGCTTGTTCCCATCGTCAGCCCTACCCCACATCTCGGTAGGCGCCGCCGAGGCCGGCGACGACAGCAGGGCGAGAGCGACACCAATGACAGCTACCTTATTCATCCCAGTTTCCTTTCCTTGCTGATTCGACAACCAGCTTCGCGTATTTCACTGGGATTTTCCCAGCCTTCCTCCATCGGGTGGCCAGTCCCTTGGACACGCCGATGAACCTGCAGAGAGCGGATTGACTGAGGCCCGTCATCTTCATGGCCTCATCAACGGTCAGGCTCGTCTGCCTCCTGACCTCGCCGCTGGCGTAAGCATAGACATCCAAGATCGCCGACACCGGAACCTGGTCGTGGCCGGATAGCCACCGATCGACCTGACCCACCTCCACCTTGTGCAGGTTGGCAGCCTTGCGCGGCCTCATCCCAACTGCATGGAGCATGCCCGCATAGGCACGCGCCACACCCCTGTGCTTCGGCCCCTTCTCCATG